GATCACCACGACTTTCTCCATAAATCACACGATAAAATTCTGCCTTGTCAACCTGTGGACGGTCTCTCTTAAGCCTTTCCCATGCTGCTTGGAACTCAGGATCATTTTCAAAGTGTTCAATCATCTCTTTTTGACTTGGAAATGCAGTTCCGGCTACAACGGTGCCAGTTCTACCAACACGTCTTTCCGCTGGCGTGCGTGAATCATTAGTAGTTTGTTCAGGATTACCTTGTTGAACAGACCTAGGCTCTTCATTGACACCACTAGGCAATGGACTTTCCATAGAGTCCTTCATCACCGTCATTTGCATTTCATGTTTGCTATTAGCAAGTTTAAAGGTGTGTTCTATCTTTGTGACTAGAAAATTTCCCCTAAAATACCGATCTTTAGGATCTGCTTTTTCTCCCTTATCTATCAACGGGCTTCTAAGATTTACGATGACAATATCACCGGCACTAACTTTGGTGTTTCCATTGACACGTAAATTCAAACCTATACCTGAATGAAGATTCACCATAAATGAACGTCTACGTTGCAACCACTCATCTGTTTTGACTGGTTCATAAGACCCATCGCCCTCATGTAAGGCGTCTCTTTGTGCGCTAGTTTGTTGGACAACAAATTCCTCTTCATTGTTTGCACCCGGCAATATATTTTGCGTTTGCGTTTGATCAGCAACTAACGGTTCAGTGGTTGGAATATTTACCCCACCTTCATATTGCCAATGCCATGCTTCTCGTGGAATAGTTTTAAAACCAAATCTACCTGCGTTATTTACTAACCAATTATTTTCTGGTGTACCTTTTCTATTTGCGCCGCCTCCTAAGTCAACTGCTAGGCCCCAACCATGTTTACTTGTGCCAGGCCGTGCTGCTAGACCAACCTTATTACCGTCCGGGTATGTGCCATTGGGTGCTGACACGCCGTATAAACCTTTTTCTCTTGCTAATCTAACCTGTACATTATATGGTCTATAACTGTCTGTGATAGACCATTTAATATTATCTTTTGCTGCCGCAGCGACCATTGCAAGATATGCTCTACCAGCATCTGCTCGTAAGAAGTGATTCCTGCCTATTGGTAATAAATTTGTTGTACTAAGTTTACCATTTTCACCAGTTGATGAACCTGCTTCTGGGCCTAGGTATCCTTCATCAGCAGAAGGATTACTTCTGTTTTCACGTCTTTGCGCTGGTGTAGGTGTCCCAGTAATAGTTTGTCCAGAACCACCCCCATTAGGGATTGTTGCTGTAAAAGATAGAAAATCTACATGAACCGAATCTGAAATTCTTTTATTTTCACTGGTTACTTCAGAATAGATAGGGTTATCTCCCGTTGACTCTTTATCAAAATCATTAATGTGTTTCTCATTCTTTCTGTCATCAAAATAGTTATATACAAATGGAGTCTCTGGACCATTACCGCCGTTAAACTGCTTGGTCACAACATCAAAAGTTGTGAGTTCAGATGATAGGGCACCTAATGACATGTTTACCAACGTGTCTTTCCGATTGATTATAGAGGCTGCCTGAATAGTTGACAACTCTCTCTCTAACCTTTTTTTAGGATTTTCTTGGTCCTTGTCTCCGAAATCAGCACCAAAACTAGACTCAAGGTAAGTCATCACTGGCTCTTGTCCATACATTTTTTCCAATGTCTTAAAGTGATACCCTCTAAAGTTTTCAAAAAACACGTATGTAGGACTGTTGGTGTCAGCAGACACAGCCTTTCTTCTAAAAATCTTAATAAGGTCAAATGGATTAGTGTTATTAGGAAGAACGTATTTTCTCACACCTTCTGTTCTCTCTATATCCAAATTTTTTGTACACTTCAGGTCATTTTCTAACAACGCCCTAACGAATTGATCATATGTCCCTTTCACACTTCTAGAAACTACAGCACCTTGATTTCTGACAGCTTCAGAAGTTATGACATTCATCAATATGAGCTCGCCTTTATTACCCACTTGAGATACAGTTACGTTTGTTACGTGAAGAACGTTCTCTGTAAAATCAATTATGTTTTCTTCTTTCGTAAATGTTGGTGTTCTGATTTTGAGTTTCAGATACTCTTGACCGATAATAGGACCACGGTTGGATAATCCATCTGTATTAACAAAAGAGACTGTTCCTGTTACAGAGGGAGTATCAATATCTTCATAGAGTTGCACCTCTAGTAAAACACCAGAAATGTCTAATTCTACACCACTTGAGAGCGTAAGTCTGCAATCATCTACGGTGAAATCACCAGCTCTTTTTAGGTCATTAGGTTTAACAACATTCGTCATGTATTACGCAGTCCAGTTTTGTGTAAGGAAATGTACTCGGAAACAAATTGACCAACAAAACTTTCTCTCAAGAGTTTTATTTGTCTCAACTCATCTTGTCTATTGTCTTCATATTCATAATTAGTCACAGACGTTGCAGTCGGATGATCCGTATTGTCCTGCCCAATGTCAATCTTGATTGTAGTGTCTCCAGAGGTTTGAGTTATTTCATAATGATGCACAGCATTAACGTCCGTATACTTATCATTCACGAACGTAAGAAACTGATTATTATTCATGGGCCACTGATGATATCTATCATAAATGTCATTGGTCAGTAGAATAACCCAGTGAAGTTCTGCATCGTTATAGAGATCAAACGCAAGATTCTCTGGTGACTCGTTTCCTCTCACTCTATATTTGGTGAAAAATGTTGCGTTATTTTTGACTGCTTGTCTGGCGGATATTCTTTTAAGAATATCCGTAACGGTTTGTTTTTGTCCACCAAGGACATTAGTGTATTGTACCTTTGGGAATGATGTGAAATACATTTTAAAACCCTTTTCTTGCACGTTCTCTTGTTACAATTTCAACTTCTTGGAAGTTGAGAGTCACACTCGTATTTTGTGGTGGCGCACCAATATCGTCTGGCCTATACGCAGTATACCTATCGGAACCATACTTTACTGACATATCTGTAAGGTAACAGGTTGTTATTTTATTTAAATATTTATTTCTTTTAGCTTTATAGTTCTCATCCAGATACATGTATTTAATATCAAACAGATCTGGTACAGTCAACGTTCTATCACTTATCGCATCAGTGACAATCCCTGATGTATACTCAGGTAACATTGCTAACTTAAATTCGTTAACGATATCATTAACCACTTTGCTATCTTCTGCACTAGTTGGTATAAAAGTAAACTCATATTGAAATTCTCTTCTGTTTATACCTTTGAAGAAGAGCTCCATTTTATCAGTCACCACCTTATTGGTTTTCAACTCAGCGACTTTATCAGCACTTTCGCCTCCAGGAAGAAGACTGGCCAGCTTCAATATACCCCGAGTTGACAAGTCGGCTATAGGATTACCACCATCATCACCTACGCGTGGTGCCGACTGGTTTCCGCTGGCGGCCGCCAACGCCTTGCCTGCTCCGGCAACACCTTTTTCCCTGATTTTATCAGCAATAGTTGAACCTAATTCTGTACCTACACCAACCGCATCTGGTACATAGTCAGCTTTATATGCAACATCAACCGAGGCTGGCATATAAAGAGATATTTGTGCAATAGAAGTTTTCGTTTTATTCTGCAACGTTATGCTTTTATCACCCTCACTTCCTGTACCTGGCGAAAGTTTTATTCTGTCAAAAATGATATAGTGACTAGGAACGGATCTGCCACTCGGTACGTTCTGTGGAAACTGTAACAGTCTTTTAGATAATCTTGAACGAGTTGGCTGTTCTTGAGTTGGAGACCCCTGAGCCCTCTGAAGTGCGTCCTCAGATGCAAGAAAAGAGTTTCGTATAGCTTCCCGTGCTTTTGCTGCGGCTGCGTCGTTGGCGACCACATCGACACCGTATGTTGGTTTAAGAGGAGGTTTGAGGGCTACAAATCTTTTTTGGGTCATTTCTACTTCCTAAATAAGTTTACTACATATATTTATACGTTATGTCATACAAAGGACGATACACACCACGAAATCCCAAGAAATATAGAGGCAATTACAACAACATTGTATACCGTTCCTTGTGGGAACTGAAGTTTATGAAGTATTGTGACAGAAGTGCCTCTATCCTTGAATGGGGTAGTGAAGAAATTATCATACCCTATATATCACCTTGGGATAATAGAGTGCATCGTTATTTTCCTGACTTCTACATCAAGGTTCGTCAAGCAGATGGAAAAGTCAAGAAGATGATTATAGAAGTCAAGCCAAAGAAACAATGTAAACCACCGACTACCACGCCCAAAAGAAAAACACAGAGATGGTTCAATGAGGTCAAGACTTGGGGCGTCAATGAAGCAAAGTGGAAGGCGGCTGTGCCTTGGTGTGAGGACAAAGGAATGGAGTTCAAGATATTAACAGAGGATGATTTAGGTATTCGTTATAAATAGTTATTATGGCACAATCAGATTATATTCGTCAGGTATTAGATGCGGCCGAGGGTCAAGAATATTCAACACAATGGTATAGGGATAAGATAAAAGAGTTTGGAACTCCCCGTCGTCTAGATTTGCTTAGAGATGGTAGAAGAAGTGGTTCACCATCTTTTGGTAAATTGAATATGTTTGTCTATGGACCTAAAAATAAATTGACTTTGCCCTATTACGATACCTTTCCACTGGTGATGCCAATAGGTGGAATTGGTGGTGGATTTTTAGGAATCAACTTTCATTACTTACCCATACCATTGAGAATGAGATTGCTAGATAAGGTAGTTAACTTTCCCAATGATGTAAACTATCAAGGATTAAAAAGGATTAGTCTTTTGAAGCCTACTATTAAAAAATACCTAAACGATTTTGTAAAATCAGAATTTCGTATTATTCAACCAGATGAATTTGTTGTCGCAGCACTACTACCTGTACAAAACTTCAAGAAAGCACAAGCAAGCCAAGTATGGGCAGACTCTAGGAGCATGGTCTAATGGCTAATCCAAATTTAACAAAAACCTTTGACGTTACGCCTGGCAAAAGAAATACTATTGTTGAGTTGCGAAACTCAATCAATAAAGAAGGTATTGTTAGAGCCAATCAATTTGTGGTTCGTTTAAATTTCCCTTCAGGGCCGCCAAATAGACCTTTTAGTGCAGTAATGGAGGCACCAGACCTTTTGGTCAGAGCACAGACTGTTTTTATGCCAGGCACTAACTTCTCAACAGTAGAAGACACTAACATATATGGTCCAAATAGAAATATTGTTTCAGGTATAACTTTTGCTAATACTGTGGGAATTACTTTCTTACTTGATGAACAATTTAAACTGAAACAAACATTTGATGCCTGGCAGAGAACAGCGTATGATGAGCATACTTGGAACCTGAACTACTATGATGAATATAGGGGTTCAATAGAAATCTACAGTATGACTAATAGATCTAATAGTGGTTTAAATGACACTGGAACAGATGTGCCAGGATATGGTCTTAAGTGTTGGGAAGCATATCCAATGACCATTGGTCAGGTTGACTTTGATGCAACTGCGACAACCAGTTTTGCAACAATCAGCATAGAGTTTGGATTCAGATACACCACAGACATATCTAGGTATGGGTCGGATACGCCATTTAATAAACCCCAACCTGAACCAGATACTTCACAGTCATCTAGAAATCTTGCTGATACTTATATTAATCCAGCCAATGCCGGAGAAATCTAGGTCTCATTGATTACATAAATTATAACAATTGAATTGATAGGAGAAAATACTATGGCCTTACCAAAACTTGAAGTGCCGAAATATATGATGACAGTACCATCTACAGGAGATGAAATAGAGTTCAGACCATTTCTTGTGAGAGAAGAAAAGATTCTTCTTCTGGCGATGGAAGAACAAACAGAGACTGCAACACACAATGCGGTTTTAGATTTAGTGCATTCATGCACATTTGGTAGTCTTGGTAAAAAGAATGACCCAATGTTTGACATTGAGTATGCATTCATCAAGATTAGATCGAAGTCTGTTTCAGAAACGATTGATGTTAGACTATTGTGTCCAGATGATAAAGAAACCTATGTTGAGAAATCTATTGACATAGAAGACATTCAGATTTTGGTGGATGAAGAACATTCAACTCATGTAGATCTGACAGATACATTGTCCATTGACTTCACATATCCAACAATGGACACAACTCTAAAATCAGCGAGTATCAAAAGTGACACAGAAAAAGTATTTTTCATTATCAAATCTTGTATTCAAACAATTAATTTTGGAGAAGATACTTACAATATTGTTGACATCTCAAAGAAGGAACTCAATGAGTTCGTAGATAGTCTGACACAAGAAATGTTTGAGAAGTTACAAAACTTCTTTTCCACTATGCCTAAACTAAGACATGTATTAGATGTAGAAAACCCCAAAACGGGAGTGGTTTCTCAAGTTGCTCTAGAAGGGCTGGGAGATTTTTTAACCTAACTCTTTCTCATAATACCCTAGTGAATTATTTTAAAACTAATTTTGGACTGATGCAACATCATAAATATAGTTTAACTGAGATTGAAAATATGATGCCGTGGGAAAGAGACATTTATGTGGGATTATTGGTTGAATGGATAAAGGATGAAGAAGACAGAATAAAACAAGAACAACAAAGAAGAAGAGGATAATCAAAATGAGTCCAAAAACATTGGAACCAACAAGTGATTATGCAAAGTATGATGTGGATGGAGATGGTATCGTGAGTGATGAAGAACTAACAGCAGTAGCAAAACTTGAAGAACTTGAAATGCAAGAAGAAAAGGCAGATGCTCAGCGTCATATGGCGTGGGTATCTCTTATTTCTATGCTGGTCTTCACTGGCTTTGTGTTTCTACCTATTTTCCCCGATTCAAGAATCCAAGCCCTTGCTGATCTTTTTGGTTTATTCTATATCGGCATGGCTGGCGTAGTGGGTGCCTACATGGGCATGACAGCATACATGAGTAAGAAGTAGAACGATGTCTAGTTTTGAAGCAGTGGTTGATGCTGTTAAAGAAGAGGGAATTGCACTAAGACAGCAATTGACGGCGCAAGCACCTGAGCAGGAAAGTCCGGCGGTGCGTGATGCTAAAGAATCCGCAGCAGTAAAGAGAGAAGAAAAGACAAACGATACTTTAGAAGAAATATTAAAAGCGTTAGGGTTTGGTGAAAAAATTGAAAAAGCACCAGATGAGAAAGGTGGTGGGATCTCAACGTTTTTGGGAGTGGGCACACTGGGTGCACTTACTGCGGCAATTGCAACACTTACCGACACTGATGCTATCATAAAAGCATTTGGATTACCAAAAACATTTACGAATGTAGTGAATGCCCTTAAACTCCTTAAAACTATAGCATTGCTTCCATTCAAACTTACTGGAATGGCCATAAAGGGTATTTCTGCTGGAATAACAGGTTTGGTTAATCTCTTAACCAAACTTTCTGATTTCAAATACACACCACCGAAGTGGCTTACGACGACAGGTTTTGGTAAATATTTGGACGAATTATTTACTAAATTTAAAACTGGCCTGACCATGGCATGGGATACGGGTGTAACTAAACTAACTCCAGCTGGAACTTTTATTTCAAATTTGTATACTACAATTAAAACAGCCATTAGTTCTAAAATCACAGCAGGCGTAACTAAACTAAAAGCAGCTGGAACTTTTATTTCAAATTTGTATACTACAATTAAAACGGGTATTTTAAAACAAATACAAGGCATCGCACTTGGAACCGCTATGACGGGCAAGTTAGCCCTGGATACTTTTGATGGTATAGGGACAACATTTTTAACTAAGATCAAAGAGGTTTTCGGAACATTCACATTTGGAGAGGATTTCAAAAAAACCATATCAGGAACATTTGAATCCATAATGAAACCAATAAAAGCAGTCATCGGCGTAGCGGGAACGGCGGACGCGCCTGGTAAAGGTCTTTTAGGATTTTTAAGTTCTATCAAAAATATACTTCCAATGGATACCATAAAAAAGTTAGGTTCATATGGAGGTAAAGCATTAAGGGCGGTATTTGGGCCTTTTGTTCAGTTCTTTATAACTCTCTTTGATTTTATTGGTGGTGCCATGGATGGTGCAGAGGAGGCAGAAAAAGAAAAAGTAAGTATAGGAGAAAAAATAAGACTTATAGGTGTTAGAGGCGTAGAGGGTATTTTCCAAGGACTTGGCGAAGTTGTTGACCTTCTTCTTGTTGCTGCCAGTTGGACTTCAGAAAAGTTAGGATTCAAGGAATTTTCAGAATTTTTGAAGACAATAGACGTTGCTGCAAACATTAAAAAATCATTTGATTATATTTTCGGTATAGGTCAGTACAGAGAAAAAGGTGGACTACCTTCTGATATCGGGAAACTTTTTGCAGAAACAATACCAAAAGCATTACAAAAAGGTAAAGATAAATTAACAGCCATTGGTGATACTATAGCAAATCTGATTACATCAATTGGTGATTGGTTTAAAGAAACATTCAATTTAAAAAATATATTAGCAGACAGTCCAAGATTAATGGCTCTGGCTCAAAAGTTTGATATTATTGCAGATCCTGAAGAAGTGAAGAAACTTCAAGCAGAACTTGCGACTGAGCAGAAAAGGTTAGCAAAACTAGAGGCGAAACCACTGTCTGAGTTTGGGTCAAGTGGTGTGTTAGGTTTTCTTGGCGGTAAGTCAGCTGAGGATGATAAAACTCGACGAGCATTAACTATTCAGAAATCGATTGAAGAAATTGAAGCAAAATTAGCAAGCTTACCGCAATTGCGTAGAGGTGGTATAACAACTCAAGAAGGTTTAGCAAACATTCATCCTCAAGAAGCAATTATTCCTTTAGAGAAAATGAGTGAGGTTATCAACAAAATTAACACGGCTGCACTCAGTAAAACAGGAGGCGCAGCTGCTCCAGTTGTGGTCAACAATGTTACTAACGCACCTGTTGATGCATCGTCATCCAGCGTCACTAACGCTGCGACTATGCCAATAAGTCCACCAACAAACTACAATGCCATATTATAAAAAAACCCAAGTCAAGGACTGACTTGGGTTGAATACCTGCACTAATGTCTTTTAGGCTTCTTCTGCCAGTTTCTCAAAGTAGGACATTACATCCTCACTCTCTGACCCATCACTCTTTGCGACTTGACTAACACGAGGCGGTTCCTCTGGTTTAGTCTCAACCCTTGGAGCCGCAACAGGTTCATTCTCCATAAGAGTCTCAACTGTGCGAGAAGGTGTAACACCAGAAAGAACCAACTCAAAGCGAGTCTTCAGTTCTTCATAGGACTTGAAGTTTGACGGTGCAGTGAACTCTTCAAGAGAATACAACTTGTTGTAAATCCCTTCAAGTTCATCGTCATCATCCAACAAAGCAGATGGTGCAGAAAACTCTGACTTATCATAGTTCCAGTAACCATCAACCTTACGAAGCTTCAACTTGAAGTTCGCACCGTTCCAGAAATCAAACGGATTGATTGGAGTCTCATCCTCAAATGCCGGCGACATTGCCTCTGTGACCTTATCAAAGATCTTCTTACCAAATCGATAAAGAAATACTTTACCTTCGTTTTCAGGATGTGCACTATCAGACACAACATAGATGTTGGCATAATATTGCAGCTTCCTCTTCTGCTTGCGAGCAATCTCTTTGTCGGACTCAATACCAGAGTTCCAAAGTTTGGAGTTATACTCAGAAACAGGATCGTTGTTCCCCAGAGTAGTCAGCGAGTTTTCAATATACCACTGACCAGTTGGACCCTGAAATGCGTGATTCCAGAGTTTAGCCCAAGGTAGAGTTTCACCTTCGGGAGCAGGAAGAAAACGAATAACGGCATAACCGTTACCAGTCTTATCCATAGACGGCTTCCACAGACGTTCATCTGCATAGGACTTTTTCTCTTGGGGTGCACTTTCTTTCTGGGCAGCACCCAGAAGATCATCAAGTGCGTTGTTTCGTTTCATTGATGCGAATGACATATTTGTCTCCTTATGTTTTCGTGTGTTAACGTATAGTGTTTATTAAAAGTATCATAACGAATGTGTGTTGTCAATAGTTTATTTATCCTCCTTTAAAATGTTCCTACTCTATCAAGAAACGTATTCTTATCAATGTGCCTTATATTAGGAGAGAAAAACTTATCTGAATAGTCTTTCCATCTGTTATCTACCCAATAAAAAGTCACATCGCGATACTTCTTGAACACCGAGTTCATTTGAATAGTCCAGTTGACAGGATTAAATCCTCTGGCTGTCTCCGGCAAATAATTTTCTGTTCCTTTGTAAATGTTATTCAGTGGCTCGTCGTAATCACTCAAGTCAAAACCTAACATGTAAACTTCATTTGCACCGTTTTCTGCTGCAAGAAACAATCCAACATTTCCAGCAGACCAACCTTCAAGGTTTGAAATAGTCTGCACACGGTCCTCATCAAAAACTGGTGTAATCCAAACACCCACATCCTTTTCCATTTTGAGTTTCAAATCTTCTGTGTCAAGATGTGGAAAGTCTTTCATCATCTCATCTATTCTTGTCTGCACCGTTGCAGGATCTTTGCCCGAAATAACACACTCATTAGATGCATTTGATTTTGGCCAATGAACAAAATCTTTTGGTATGGTTGTTCCCATCATCATCATTTCTGCAACTTGTGTGGGAACCCGAGTCCAGTTTGCAAACCAACACTTATGGTTCAAAGGATATCCTGACATGTAGATTTCTTGCTGCATGGCATAATCCATTGATACAAGGTTATCTACTACACCATCACGATATATTGCATTGCATCCCCACAACTCTAAATCTGCAATCGGATACTCTAAGTAGTCAGGACAAAACCAACTACGTGATTCACCATTACCTAGAACTACAGCAGATTTCATTTGGACATGCGTCTTTGTATGGAACCCGATGAACCATCAGTGTCAACCGTGTAGTTAGTGGCATCCTCAGTATTCAGCCATCGTTCATTCTTTACGAAGTCAATGCGATATGCATCCTTTTCTGTAAGGTTTGCAAGAACGTTGAATGCTAGACTTACTCTTGACTGGTCTGTCACATTTTGTCCAAACCCGTGGAATAGATACGAGTTGAACATAATCAAAGAACCTTGAGTGCAAGGCATGGCAAGCTTGTTTGTAAAGTTTGCGTTTGCCTTACTGTAGTGTTTTCTTAGTGAGAAGAACGGATCAGAATTTGATGGCATTTTCTCAAACACTAGTGGTGGATGTTGTGGTGTAGATGAAACATAATATACACCACTGATAAGAGAGTTGCCATGATTATGCATACTTTGAGAACTGCCAGGTGCAGCCTTGTTCAACCAGCTTTCATGAATCCAAAACTCTCGATAATCCAATGTCATTACATTATCAAGATAGTCTTTCACACACTCTTCAAACCACACTTTCAAATCTGCTAGACCATCGTGGTCAACAATGTTTGGTGTATCCAGAAACTGTGTAGTGTCTGGATTTGCGATGGCCTGTTGATTGAAGTTGAATTCCTCCATAGAAGGAATCTCAGGTGGATTGGGGTTATTATAAATTTTCAATACGCCTGCCGGAAAGACAGGTATTTCAGTTGCACTCATATTATCGTCCAATGTCTTTAATGTTATCTTTACCTATAACCTGATACGCACCCTTGTTATAGGCAGGAGCAATGGTATAGTTTTTGGACACTTCTAACTCATGGTTATTGTCCCTCTTGGTTGTGTTACCAATACCAGTGCTGTTACTAGGTATATATGGTGTCTCACGCCTGTATATTGGAGATGAAATACTTATACCAGTGAGTTTACTTCGGTCTAATTTTTTTGCAACAACAACTTTCTTCTTTGACTTTTTTCGTTTACGAGTATTGTTTGTAGTATAATAAATTGGCATCAGAGCCATAATCAAATAACCTCATTCAATAAAGGGAAAACCTTAGCAATCTCAAACGCACAATCCTTTGCAATGTCCATATGTTCTTTCTGTGTTCCGTTTGCAGTACGAAGTTCGATGTAATGAACCCAACTACGAAGTGTGCCATTCATGTACATACGGGACATAGTTAGTCCTTCAGGAAGAACTGCACGAGCCTGTTCTTTTGCAATACCATTATTGATAGCCCAATCATATGCCATCTTAGATTCATGAATAATAAGTTCTTGTTTAGCCTTCCATGCATGATGCAATTCACTTTCATCATCAAGTTCAATACTATTTTGTCTGTTCTTTGAATCCTGTAACCTTGCTTCACGAGTCACAAATTGTAAGTCTTTTGTAGGATCAGCATATCGCTGACTGAACTCTTGAAACGAGAATGAACGGTGCCGCAATATCTGTCTTGCGATATCTCTTGTAGTCTCAATCTCCAAACAAACACTCACCATCTCAAGTGGTGACCAATGTTTGTTTTTTATGAGATACTTGATAAGTTTCTTAGACGTTTCTTCGTTGTTCTGATTACTTGGATTCGATACTCTTGCACAATAAGAAACTAGATTTGTAATGTCAGCACGGGAATCACTAGAAAAATAATCAGTTGCCGAACGAGAATATGATATTAGTTTAACACTCATTATTCATAGTCTCCGGGTTCTACTCCATGACCAAAAACATCTTCCAAAGTTTTTTTCGACTTTTGACCGTATGGCCAATTTGGTGGATAAGGCGAGCGTTTGAATTTTGGATTCACATCCCAGCCCTCATCCTTAGATATAATTTCCTCAAGTTCATTTACCCTGGCCAGGGCAAGTTTTAGAAGGTTGATAAGATCGTCACGATCTAGTTCAATCATTATTGTAAACCTTTATTTTGATTGGCTCCCCAGGATGGGCTCGAACCACCGACCGAGTGATTAACAGTCACTTGCTCTACCTCTGAGCTACTGAGGAATATTGGTGCCGGCGGTAGGAGTTGAACCCACGACCTTGGCATTACAAATGCCCTGCTCTACCAACTGAGCTACACCGGCATGATAAAACTATCGTCGATGAGACTTTTCTCTTTGTGGACGATAACCCTTAGGCCAACTAGGTTGACGAGAACCGAGTTTCTTCACTCGCTCACGAAACTCATCGTTCTCTTTTTTGAGATATGACATCTCAATTTGGTCCTCACGAGTCTCCCTACGAAGCTCGTCATACTTTGCCTGAAAGAAATTTTCAGACCGTTCTCGGTCAGTTACGTCAGTCACGTCAGTCACTCTTTTCTCCTATGTGAATGTAACAGTGTTAATAATACTAAATTTAAGTGGGAATGTCAATACCTTTTAGATAGGTAATTGAGCGTGTTTTGGTAGGAAATTTAATTCCCTTGCATTTGCCTCAATCTTCTCTTTGAGAGATTTAGAAATAAGTCTTTTAATAGTATCTGGTTCAATATTCTCTTGTTCACAATACCAAAGAACTGCATCCATATGAGTAATATTTTTCTCTAAAACTATTTTCTCTATATTCATAGAGAAAGTCTTTGCGGTTTTCAGTGGCATCATTGTATCCTATAAAAAAGGCCCGTTGGGTAAAGGTGGGCCATGCCTCATTGAGTTGGCTTGTTGGGTAAAGGTAAGCCAATCCTTATTAAGTTTTACGCAGCGCGCAGTGCGGCGTAACCAGCGGCTACAGTTGCACGAGTCGGCGTACCAAGACGATACTTCATATACGTCTCACCATCAAAAGAAGATACGCGTTTGTTGAGGAAAATAGCATAACCCTCTGAACGAAGTTTGCTGATAACTGCACGAACATTCTTCACACCATAACGAGCAGTGATTTGCTTGGCAGTTAGTTCTGCACCGTTTTCCAGTGCATTGATGACACTCTGTGTCTGAGTCTTAGTAGTCATAATAAATTTTCTCCTATTCATGACAATTTAAATGGGCCCGTTGAGTAACAAGGCGGTGCCCATGCCCCGTGAAGGTCTACGCAGCTAGCGCAAAGTCCTCAGTGTAGTAATCGTCATTTGCGTTTACTTTAGTTTGCTAGTTTTACGACATTCGCCTGTCGAGTTGTCTGTTCCCCTTCTTTCACCACGTCGAAACCTTGTCAGCCCCCCAAAGATATCTCGTGAGAAATACCTTTGGTGGAGCTGGGGAGAATCGAACTCCCGTCCGCAATGCCTCCAGTTCACTTCTTACAACCATAAATACAGTATACTAGAATCCTACCCCTCTGTCAATAGTTTTTTCTCAAATAGCAGGTTTTATTTTACCTGAAACGATAGTATATCCTTCAATTATACCATTACCAGTATCTAATTCTACTTTAGCGACAACACTATCAATCTTACTATGATCCACGTATTCAGAAACTAAATCTTTTACCACAAATGGCGCAGGCTGTGGCAACACAAGACAAACACCCAAACCTATCATTTCTCTTAATGCCAATATGGTGCCCTGTTTAGATTCTTTATCAGCATAGACTAACTTTTCTATCGTTTCTTCATCTTTGCAAAGAAAAACAGTTCTAACTATTTCGCCAGGAGTCCATTCATGAACTTGTGGTTTTTGTGGTGTTTGTGGTGTTCCAGGCCAAGGTATAACATTACGTGGCACTGTTTGAGCATTTGCAATATCAGGCAGTAGCAACCCCAATATCATTGTCAATGTTAAAATTAGGTATTTCATTTTTCTCTTCCCATCTGTGTATAGATTCAGTAAGCATTGGAAGATAATCGTGTTTTTTCTTTATGAATTCTTGTGTTGTTCCATCTTCAGTAACTACAAGTATCACTACTTGATCAACGAGTATTCCCGCTCTCTCACCAAACATCTCAGCGTATGCAGCACCTTGAATGTAATAATTTTCATTCCATGAATCTGTGCGCTCACTAGTGGAAGTTTTAAAATCTATGATTGATAGTTCACCATTGTATTCTGCAATACAATCTGTTCTACCAGCAACTCTGTACTTATCACTATACAAACCACATTCCTGTGCATGTATATTATTTATATTACAAAGCAGTTTATCCTTCATTTCATTGAAGAGACACCAAGGTAGAAAATCTTTTTTATGATGTGAGATATCCTTGTTGTTCAGATAGTCCTCACACATATGGTGAACCTTGGTGCCTCTTGAAGCTGCCTTTCTTGCAATATGATTTGCAACATCCTCACCCACTCTCTTACGCCACTCAAACAGTCCTTTCTTGTTACGGTCCGAGAGCACAGTCGTAATCGATGGATAGTATCCCTTTGGTGTTACATAGAATCTTCTACCATTGATATTTTTTGTCTTCAAATCTGCCGTAGGATACCACGACATATCTACATGATCAAATTCATCCATTTACGAAATCAACTCAAAATGTGGTGCATCAATAAACGGACGGCGACCCTGTGACCTACGAAGGTCAACGTAACTCAGCATAGCCTCTTCCATAGTGTCATCCCACTCACGAATGTCAGACACACTCCACGCAGCGCCCCAACGAACGCCAACGTCCAACTCAATCGCAGCAGCCTTCATCGCATCTGCAATTTCATCATACACGTTCAGTTCCCAAGAACCGCGACCATTGATGTATGCCATCAAATCCACAGCCTTACCTTCTAGGTGCTTTGACTTCATAGTTTTAGAAGCACCTTTAGCAACCAATGCTTCTTGTTCTTCTTTTGTTCTAAGTCCTTGAATCACACCAAAGTCAACTTCTGTCAACTCGATAGCACGTTCAACAACTCTAACCAAATCTTCCTCTACGCCTTCTAGGCGACTTTTTGATCTTGACGATAAATTGTAAGCCATTAGTAAATCCTCTTTCTTGCTAATTTTTTCTGTCTATGTTCTAGATCTACCAAATCAACTGATTTTGATAGATACGCCGTTATTTCTTTCTGTCTCCGATAATTATAATTAAATAAATTTCTCAAGTATCTTAATACTCGCACTAGTTATTTTCTCCTTTTGGTGGTTGCGTTAGTTTATGTTCTGTAACTGGAATCACACTTTTTTCCCAGTCCACTGTTAAATTACCAACTGCCATTATTCTCTCATGATCACATTCTTGTTCAGGCACAGAGTGATATAACCACGCAGGCCAAAGAATTACTTGACCAGCATTTGGTGTTACCATGAATGGACGATCAACATCACCCCAGGAACCAGCATCATTAAAAACTAACGGAGCGCAACTGTCACAACCCTTTACACAATATGTAAAACTCCAGGTGTGTGGCCAATGTTGGTGTGATTTTGTAAATTGTCCTTTCTCATAAATGAGCCCCCAACTGTCTACAACTTCATAGTCATATTGTCTGGGGTCACCATTTTGATTTGTTGCATTTGCAAGTGGCACTGTCTTGGCAAGACTAATTACCAATTCACCTAATTTCTTAAAAGAATCATATTCTTGATGCATATCCCATTGTGTCATATAACATTTTGCAGCAGTGGCACCTTGCAATCTATCACCAGAGTCTCTAATGTCATTCTCCAGTTCTTGATTGAATGCATCAACATTACTTCCCCGTAGATTTTTAATCTTTACGGGAGACTTCATGTGAAATATCGGCCAATCCTTCTGGGATGGCTTAATATAAATCTTATTCTCCATGAAATCCCATCTTTATTTTGTTGATAATGTAACTTCTTATGAACCCAGATCTAACAATGTCACCGATATCAAATTTCATGCAATTAAATTCTTCCATCTCTTGTAGAATGTGCAAGAAATTATATAGACCATTTTTCTCATTTGTTTTTTGTAAATCTGATTGATTGAAATCTCCACAGAAAACAATCCTTGAATCCTGTCCTACTCTTGTAATAATAGTATCGAGCTCATGAAAATTTAAATTCTGACATTCATCTACTATAATAATACTATTGTCAAATGTCAACCCTCTAAGAAAAGAAGTTGACAAAAAGAACAAAGATCCCTGTGACTTCAGTTTGTCGTACAGATTGTTGAATGCCTGTTCATTTGGCATCTTGAACATCCAACGAACCATGTTCTGATATGGCACCTGATACAGTGCAGCCTTATCTTCTTCATCTCCAGGCAGAAAACCAATCTCCCTGGTAGGTATCAAAGAACGGACCAGAATCACCTTGTCATATGGTGTCTTCAAATCCAACACATCTCTCAAACCAAGATACAAAGACACAAAGGTTTTGCCAGTTCCGGCCGCACCATACAAAAATTGATGTTTATCTTTCTTCCACGAATCAAAGACAATTTTTTGATTGTCAGTAATAGGTTTGATATCAACCAAACTAGATTGTACAATATCTTTAGCAACTTTTCTAGAAGACATTATTTTCTATTCCTGTGTTTATTGTAGATGTTTTCAGCTTGTAATCTTTTAGTGCTCTTACCACTACCATACTTATCTGCCATTGGTGAGTCAGGATGTTTGGAAGCAATACCTCTCATCACATCTTTAAATCCTTCATCATTCTTTGGACCCACGCCCATAAGATGATCTCCAGCCAAAGCAGGAGCACAATCAGGATTCCACACTCGTTTAACATGTGGGTTTTCCTTCATCATTTTTTCCATGTCAGAAATAGACATGAACTCATCATATTCTGTTCCTGATAATTCATTGAAAAATGTATATGTTGGCATTACTTTTTACCCTCTAATTCTTTGTTTAGTTCTTTTATCTTTCTATGCATATGACAAAAAACCAACTCCAACATCTTGAGTTGTCCCTTTAGTTTTTCAGTTTTATTTAGATCGTCAAAAGAATATTTTTTGTTTAGTTTATCTATGTATGACAGAATCTGTCTCTCTGTCTTCTCTATTCTCTTGGAAATAAAATCATGCGGCTGCTCCGACATTAAACCACTCCGGTATTTTTGCATTCTTCCATTTTGCAAAACTTGCTTTCTCATTTATGTAGTAATGACGATACGCACTGACAGTATCTTCTGTCTTACAATAGTCTGGCATACATTGTGGTGGATCAAAAAAATCAACTACAGGAATATTAGTAGGAGTTTTTCTTAGAGGCGCGTTCAGTCGTTCTGATGCATGATGTTTATTATATCGACAAGTATATTCTTGCATCAAACCATTCATATGATTGTACAACCACATGTAATTATGCACACTAGCACGAGTCCAGATGGTGCTAGGATGATTCTTGTGGGCTGTCTTGTACAAACCTACTGAGTCAGCATAGTCGTCACCATCAAGAACACGATGTGCAGTAGAGAGCAACTGTGCACTCTCCAATATCATCTTTATACAATGTTTATCACACATCATTTGTGCAGCAATCATAGGGTCTTTATCAACATAAAATATATTCATTTGTTATCGGTCCAAAATCTCAATCAAAAACAGAAGGGAAAAAACAAACAAAGCAAAAATAACAGAATCTAATATAATCATTTTCTTAACCAATAAAACTCTTCAAAAATTGAAACCTCGTGACAATCAGCCTGTAAGAGTTTATCTACAAACTTATCAAACTGGTAAAGGTCTTTCTTGTTGACCACAATCAACTTTACATACTTGTCTTTGTATTGTGTCATGTCATCATTCATCTCTGCACTATCATCATAATATATTCTTTTCGTATTTGCAAATCTAGAAAGAAGGTGATAATCAAACATTACCATTTATTTTTTATTCCATCTATAAAAAATATGTTTATCAATTTCAGTTGTTCTTTTTAACCTCTTTCTCCAAGAGGGTCTAACATAATTAGCGTGGTAGTTTGTTGCACCATCTGTGATGTCAACCCACTGTCTATCATTATCTAACAATTTACGAACAAAGTCAAGTTTTTCTTGATATATTTTTTTATTTGGTGGAATATCGGATTTTCCATCACAATACCAACTAAATTGACAAACACCGCCTCTTTTTTGATGGATTACTTTACATATAGTGCTTGGAAATCTATCGTCATTGATACGATTTATAACAACAGAAGACACAGCAAGCATTCCTGCTGTGCCTTGATTTCCAACCTCAAAGTACAAGTTTTTAGCAAGACACTCTATCTGTTTTTCTTTGTCTTGTGTGTACCAAGAGGCACCTAATATACCACCAAGAGCCAGTAGACTTCCAGTTACCCAAACACCGACACCCACAACGCCTATCATGATCTTGCGTGTTCGCCTGGATAATCATCATCCGGTAGCATGTAATCTTCATTCCAACCAAATGCTTCTCTGACTACATTAGCAGACAAACCCTTATACTTCCTATGTAGAGCCTTGTCCTTTGCAGCAACCACAAGTTCTGCTTCATTTTGATGCAACCCTTCCAACATTTGAATAAACATGTTTTCTCTACGATTGCTTGTCAATTTAGGATTACCACCCCTGATATAATGAAACAAAGTTCTTGCCTCATGTACAAGCATGTTATGCTCTGTTCCTTCTGGAGCATCATTTGGTGTGTATGGAACATCACCTTCTGGCAAATCCCATTCAATATTGGGATCAAAAGACGACTTGAGAACCATTCTCAATGCGTCTGTATTGTGTTGTCTCAACAACTCAACCTTCTTATCTTTACTCTTCGCTTTCGCAACTTTGTCCAAAACCTCAGACATTAATGGTGTATATGGCATATTAAAAATCTCCTATGTTGTCCATCAAATCTTTTAACTTATTATCTATAAAATAATTTAGTAGTTTACTACGGTCACCTTCTGGTGCTTTTTGATATGTCTCTATACATTCCAAAAACAACTCTTTAGGTGATTCTTTCAAATCAATCAGCTTCTGATTCCTCTGATAATTACGATACCAAGATGCTGCATAAAGCAATTCACCTTCATTCAGATCTTCTAAGATATCAGCAATCTTTTTCTTACTCAATGGACGCTGACGCAACCCATCAACAAACGTATTGTCCGGCGATAACACATTTGGAACACCATCACTTACATCACCCTTAAGAATATGTTCACAGAGATATTCATTAGGGTCAACACCATCCACAAACTTTTTCGTGATTGGGCTGTATTGTGTGACGTTACTATATTTCTGCAACTGAACAAAATCTTTGTCGCCGGACAGAATCAATGTCTTACCGTTATCAAATTCAAGTTCAAGACACAGAGCAGCAATGATATCATCAGCCTCTGCACCGTATACCTCAAGAACCTTGTACGGAAAAAATTCTATAAGTTCATCTTTGACAGTATTCAGACATTCAAAGATGTCACTCCAATTGTGACCAGAAGTTTCTCTGGTTTTCTTTCTACTGGCTTTATACTCTGGAAAGAAATCACGTCTCCAATAGTGACGGGAATCATAACAGATAACCAACTCACCATATTCCTCACGAAACATCTGACGATACATACGAAGAGAATTAAGAATCATATGACGCACCAAAGGCACATCAACACTATCACGTTTTGTGATGTTCAAGTGCATCATGACACTTGCAACACCAATTTGGTTCATATCAACTAAAATCATTTTTTAATCTTTCTTCAATTATACTTTCATGTGAGCATTGAAGCTCATACTTCTTCTTTCACCATCACAGTAAAACGGGTAAACAAAATGTTTCAAATAAGAAGGAAACAACAATATAGTGCCTACCTCTGGTTTGAACTTAATATTGTCACTTCGCATGTCTTGATTTTCACCATACATGAATTCAATCAATCCGTTTGAAGGATAATGATCTTCATATTCTTTCTTCAATTCTTCTTCCATACCATCAGGAATTTTTAGATAAACCACAGCAGAAATATCACCGCCATGATGATGATAAGGATTATATTCGCCAGCATATTGACTGACAATCCAACTATGAACTAAATGAATGTTATCAATGGTGGGTTTTGTGTCACGTCCAGCCATCTTATACCAAAGATATGCTCGGTTCTTACTAATGATATAGTTTAGGTATTCAAGACATTTCTCACGCATGACTTTGAAAAGAAATTCTTTCTCATCTTTATCAGAGATAGGTATCTGAACTTCACTGGTTACTTTACCAACAAGCTTGTGTGACCAATCCCACTTGGCAATGTACATAGAATCACTTAACACACTGTCACCAACTCTATTGATGATATCAACAAATCTATCAGGCACTTGTGTTTCTAGTATTGTTGGACTAAACACCTCATGGAATTTACTCTGTTTCTTTTTCATCTTCATCTTCATTCCGAAATTTTTTCAATATATCACCCATTCTATCTGCATCTAAAACAAACTGACGAACCTTTTTTTTCTCTTGCGGTTTTATTTCTACAGTGAGTGATTGCACCAAATCAGCCATTGGATGAAACAAACCCATCTCTTTATATAGACAACTCCGAATAGATTCAATGACCCACCCTACATTTCTCAAAAATTCTTCATTTTCAATTTCAAATCCATTTTCATCTATGGCATTAATCATCTGAATAATTAATCCTTCAGTTAGAGAGTCACAGAACATTGCATTCTCTTGGTCTTCAATGAGTTTTTCATCTTGAAGAATGACTTCTCTTTTGGGTCTTGCCTTCCAGGGCCCGGCAATCACATTATCCTCTTGAGCTGATTTTTCACACATTTGTATGTACGCGTCCAATATCTGGATACCAGACACCAACATTTCTTTTTGGCATACCCTTGTTTGGTCCTTCATGGTAATATGCCATGGCTGAACAAACAAACTCCATCTTGTATTCTTGTCTTTCACCATAAAACAAATCGTTCCACACTCCATCCTTTAGATATGTTTGCATATTTTTTACATATCCTTCATGACTGATTCTACGAGCAGTGGCACCTTTAACGTTTTTTCTTTCATTTCTCTTTTCAGTAGAAATGAGGTCTTTTTGTATCTTAATCCATTCCTTTACTTTATCAGGATGCAAACCATGTTCCTCATCCATATCATGTAGGGATGGATGAAGACCAGATTTACCATAATTGGGATTCTTTTTTGCACGAGCTTCTCGTGCCTTCTTGAGACGTTCAGCAGCTGCTTGCCGCTGTTCATCAGTCATGGGTTTACGTGGTTTACGAATCTTCTTTTTCTTAGAAGGATCAGACCAACCACTATTTTGTGTTCTTGCACGAATTTTTTTAGCCACCAACATATTCCTTCAAATAATGAGACAACAAACCATTCAAAAGCAAAGTAAGACCAACAGCGTTAACAATTAACAATGCACGATCATTCCAAAGAATCGAAACAATAAACCAACCAAAAAGACCTATGCCATGAAATGCAAGATTCCAAGGATATAAATTGTTTGCTGTCAAAAAAAGACCAACAATCAAAAATGCACTTGAAATCCACTTTAGATACCAACTTGGACCACTTGTAGGTGTAACTGTTTTTGTTGGTATTTCATGAGTCTTTAATTCAATCGTACTAGTTCTTACACTAGTATCAGTATCCGAGCTCAATTTTTCTTTTCTCCAAAGACTTTAAATAACGTCTACGACCAGCAGCCTTTTCTAATCTTCGTTTCTCGCCCTTTGACCTGAAACGTTCACGTTCTCGTATTTCTGTATAAAAACCATCTTCTTGCAATTTCTTCTTCAAAATTCTAAGTGCAGCATCGACATTATCATTACGAACATCAACTTTCATATTTCATCCTTATTGTTGTATACTATGATTGACTCTCAACTTGAGAGTATTACCATATGGTTTGAACGCAGTACGTGTTGTGTAGTTCAAACCATTAAATGTGTATGAAACCAAATAACCATCGATGAATGTTTTCTGTTGAATACGGTACGTTGTATTACAAACCACACGATTTTCATAGTGGGTGTTAGGATTAGACTGGTTACCAGCAATCATAGCACCAACAACAGCACCGGCCGCAGTAGCAGCAGTGTTACCAGAACCCTTACCAATTTGATTTCCTATAATACCACCAATGACACCACCAACGATGTTGTTAGCAGTAAAACCACTACCATTCCTTTGAATAGGAACTAATTGTTGATTACAATTATTTACAGGAACACGAACCTCAGATACACTATAGTTCGGTTGAACGTTTGTGATAGGCACCTCTACGATATCGTTAGCGTTAGCGTAAGCTGCAGGAACGAAAAGTGTTGCCATCACTCCCGCTAAAATTGTTTTTTTCATCTGTTTTCTCTGTTTTTAAATTTCCTAACACTTAACCATTCTATCAAATTATAGGTGCGATGTCTATAGTTTTAAGTTATTAATTTTCCTCAAATTTTACCAGACATTTATCGCCATCTTCATCAAGTTTGGTTTTAATATATCCATCACGTTCTAACAAATTCAACATATTTTCTATAATATCCTTTGTGGAAAAATAACGACCCCAAGCCCAACAAGCTCCCATAGAAGCGAGTGCAAGAACTGTGTGTGTAAATGTGTCCATTTTTCAATACCTCTTTTATATATGTTAACAAATTAAACACTCTTTGTCAATAAAAAAGAGAGGTAAGACATAGAAATCCTAAAAGAACTCCAGCGCCTATTCCTATAACTAATGCCTTCAATAGATCCATATCAAACCATAAAGGTATGTTTCTTGTTGGTCCTTTAGTAAAATTGCGTGGTTTCATTTCGTCGTTGCCCTATAGACGCCATCCCAGTCTTCAGGGAGGCCTTCTTTTTGTAGATGTTCTATTCTATCTCCCATCATGGCATAATAATCTTTCATCATACCATTAAACTCAAACTCTAGGTCATTGAGCCATCTTAGTGCTAACTCCCAAGCTTGTTTACGATAGAAGAACAAAAACTTCTCATGTTGTCTTTGTGCCATATCATAGTTCATGATGTTTATAAGGTTTTCATGAGTCCCTAAAGATGTGTAAATATTAACACCTTCTGTTTTACCTTTAACCGCAATTTTATCTAATTCTAATATTACAAATTCATCCTCCATTTCTTTGGCGGTTTCCTCGCCAAGAATTATTTTCATGCCATATTCTTTACTTTGTCCTTCAAGTCTGGCTGCAAGATTAACTGCATCTCCCAAACAACTATAGTCAAATCTTTGATTACTACCCATGTTGCCCACGACTACATCTCCTGTATTTAATCCAATACCGATGTTTATAGGAAGAGAATTCTCTTTCTTCAGCTCCACATTTAAACCCTCAAGATGTTTTAACATCTCATGAGAAGACTTAATTGCCAATCTACGTTGTTCTTTAACGTCAAGTGGAGCATTCCAAAATGCCATTATGCAGTCACCCATATATTTATCTATTGTACCATCATTAGTCATGATGATATCTGTCATAGGAGTCAAAAACCTATTGATGAGCTTTGTTAATCCTTGTGGATCAGTTTTGAATTGCTCACTGATAGGTGTAAATCCTCGTATGTCACAAAACAACAATGTTAGTTCTCTTGTCTCACCTCCTAATTTTAATAGGTCTGGATTCTTCTGTAACTTCTTAACCATTGCCGGTGCAAGATAATGTTCAAACTGTTTTTTGATTTCCATTCTCTTTTTGTGTTCTTCCATGAATCTTAAAAATGCTGCAATTGACCAAGCAAAGAACACTGTAATTACAGGATAACTCCAATCCACTAAATAATCGTGTTTGGTGAAAAGATATGAACTTCCATAAAATAAACCCACAACTGTTGCGGGCATAAGTATCGCACCAAAGTACCAAGGTAACAATAACACAACAACCATCAATAAGAGTGCAAGACCAAACGATGAACCTAATTCTGCAAGGTTGGTCCAATATGGTCTAGTGATGTTTCTGCCTGTCATCATTGTCGCAACAGAAGCACCAATAAGGTCATGTGAATAGATTACACCAACAGGCGTAGATACTGCACTGTCAAGGCCAGATGCTGTTATTGACACGATTACTATCTTGCCAGTCAGGTCTGGTAATTCCTCGTGCAATGCATGGACTGGAGTTTTCCATTTGAAGTCCAACCATATATTACCATGTGCGTCTGTATCAATCATCTTGAATTTAGGTATGCGTAGTTTCTCAACACCCGCCACACTTGTTTTCATTTGATACGATATGTCACCAGCGGCCATTCGTAATATTTCCATACTCATCGATGGATACAATTTATCTTCTACTGCAACTACCAATGGCATACGGCGAACTACACCATCCTTCTCTGGTGCGATAATCATCATACCTACACCATGTGATTTTTCTGCCAATAAAGGTATAGGACCGATTGCGCCTGGATACTGATATACCCAACCATTCCATGGCTCACCCACTGTTGCAACACCTCGTGTGACACCACTATTATCGTTCTGTGTGGTAGGTATTTGTCCTATGATAGTTGGAGTTTGACTAAGAACATCTGCCAGTATGTCATCTCCACCAAATCTATCAGGTTGTGCAAAGAGTATAGGAAGCACCACCATACCCGCACCAGCCTCATAGAGTCGTATTATTTCTTTAGATAGTTCTTCTCTGTTCCATGGCCATTGACCTTTTTTCTTTAGAGTTTCATTATTGATCTCTATTGTGACAAGATTATCTAAACTCTGTTCTGTCTGGTTTCTTTGATGTTGGTCTAATGCTTTGAGTCTTACCACATCAAGAAACCACGGATCCACAAAACGAACTGTGCATAGAATCAGAATTACTGCAAATGATATAATCCATTTCTTCATGTCAGTTTCCTTGTGTCACCGAGAGACTGCATCCTCCCACTGTCGCACAATTTTGCGTTAGACTATACGACTGTGCTGTGCCACCCTGTTGTTTTAAATCCAGAGTTGTTGAATAAGAACCCGATATTGTTACGGTAGCACTGTGTGCAGCATTACCAGTTTGTACCATATCAATATTATTAGTATCGTTATTCACAGTCAAGTTCATTGTTTTACTCACGTTACTATCTTGTCGCATGTAAATATCGTTACTATCTCCGTATATATAGGTCACCATGCTATGTTCATGTCCAGAGTTATTTGACCTTTGACTTCCTAAAAATGTATTACTTGACCCGTGAATGTCAAGTATTATAGAGTGGCCACCATGCTCTACTGTATCAAACGAAGCAACACCGCCAGTTGTCACGGTATATCCCTGATAAAACTTAACATCATTACTATCACCCTGTATGTGGAATTCAAACCTGTCTCCACCACAAGTTGATTGATTGCACAATTGTTTTACTAACAGTGAATTACTATCACCGTCGAGATCACCACCCCATGATGCACCAGAGCCCCAAGCAGAAGTATACCCAACGTAACCGTCTTCACCCTCTTGTGTTATGTTAATGGTATTGTTTCCACCACCATGGCTCATATTAATTTCATTATTATTTCCATCTACATCCACAGTGATACTATTAGAATTACCACTGGTAACTTGAGTGATTATAACTGAATTATTTGCAAAAGCAATATTACTCAGACTGATAGATAGTAATAGTGTTAGAAGCGTCTTCATCTCTTGTTGTTATCTCCGGCACAGGTATTCCACCCTGTGATAAATTTATTGTATATCCATAGTCGTTTATCAAGTCTAGTTCTATTGTACTGTTACCCACTCTCCGTATTATGCGTGTTGTGTTACCGTCCACTATCGTATTGACCTGTGTTGATCTGTTGAACCCGCTGGTTCGGCCATCTACCAATTCTGCCTGTGCTAAGGCAAGAGCAATCTGGTCAAGAATATTACCAAGTAACTCTACATCTAAATCATTAATGTCCAACTCGTTGAACTCAAAAAGGTCTTCCTCCAACTCGTTTTTATCCAACCCTGCAAACTCAAGAAAATCAATGTCTAGCAAATTCTTATTTTTCCTTGAATCACTAAGCAACACTATAATCTTCTTTTTTGGTGGCCTGATAATCAATAAGTTGTTAATCTGGTCCAGTGTTAAATCAAGTATCACTGGACTGGATGGTTTTGCCTCTCCTGTACCAACCATTGTTGACTGAAATGCTTGGTTCATTATAACCTGTCCTACATCAGTCTCCACAGATATCTTACCCACTGAACCATCAGCGTTAGGTAACAAAATGATAAGAGACTTACCAACCTCATCCACAGTCATACTAAACGCTGTTCCCAACACACCAATCCTTGCTGTCGGTGTCCGAATGTCTACATTCTGATTGCTCAGCTTCGCAATATTACCACTCGCATAGCGCACTGTACCAAGTGCAATATTCATAACCAACTTCGATCCCTCTTTAGAATTGGGATCATAAACAAACTCATCAATAACCAAGGAACTGTGAGAGCTCACAGCTACATTAGTGTCATCTACAAACTTGATACCAACATCACCTTTACCAGTTTTCACTGTGTCCTTAAATTCAATATCTGAGCCCTTTTGTAAAACAGATTTCTCACCTGACCTTTCTACAGAGGCATTACCCTTATGTTTTACCACATTCCCAATAGCACCATAAGCACTGATGCTAAAGAGAATGAGACTAATCGTCCATAGTAACTGTAACACTGTGATTTGACCCCACTGTTGTCACATCTACAGTTCCATCATAGGCACCACCCTGTGTAATTGAAAATGTGCTAGATGAACCAGTGTGATGAAGAGTTGTGTCTTGATCAGCAGCACCAGTGTGTGTTGATGTAATCGTATTACTCCCACCGATAGCTGTGATGTTCGTCACCTTCTTGTCACCAACACCCATTGTAGCGGTGCTGTTTTCATTTACTGTAATAGTATTGCTATCGCCTGTCGCAATGATATCAATATCAGCATCATCGGTTGCAGCATTATTACCCACGTTCACTGTTGTTGTATTTGAACTACCAGTGATTGTTTGAATAATACTATTGTCATCAGATGCAGAGTTAGCACCAACAGATACGTTAGACGTATTACTATTACCTGTCTGATTTATTGTCAATGTCTGTGTTGCACCGACAACAGATGCAGCAATGGTGTTAGTGTTACCAACCTGATCAATGTCTAACGTCTGGCTGTCACCTGTTAGGGTAGCATCAGTTGTATCATCACCAAACTTGTTAGTTTGTCCATCTTGATTGATGTTTACAGTCAGGCTCGCACCAGACTGTGTTATATAAACGTCACTTGCATAACTCACACTACACATAACGAAATAAGCGAGTATTGTAAGTATGCCCGTTCTCATTTTTCTTCCTCCTTTTTAAATTCCCATAATTGTTTTTTCTCGCCTTCCTTGATTATCTCAATAACTGCTTGTTCAATTGCCTTTCTTACTGCATAGGTTATGGATTCATTGTCTGTTATTCCTGCTTCCGTTTCCAACAAATTAGTTCCCATGTCTAAAAACTTAAAAACTGTAGCAGATAATTTTGTACTTAAAATAGTTTTCTGAGAACTAACTGCCAACAAAACTTCACCTGTCTGTACAGATATTAATCGTAGAGCTACTGTTACCATATCCTTACGATATTCATCAGATGCACCTATACCCAGATATCTTACACCCATACCGCCTGTACTTGTATTGGTGTCATATCCGACTATGCCTCCTGTCAACAATACTCCAGCAAACAATAGAGGTTTAATTTTTTCTGCTTTATCTCCATCATAGCTTTTTCTTGTGTTTCGTATAATCTGTCTTTCTTTTAACAGACTTTCCAGTTCCATTCTTTCTATAACTTGAAACCACTCGCCCTTACCTGCTTTCTTTAGGGCTTGGATTAACCATATATCTCCACCTTGTGTCACTGCACTACTTAGTAATGCAAGTGATGAGCTGGATTTTCTTTGTCCTGTTACGTCATTGAACTTATATACTGCCACCGGCACCTTACGTTCAGGTAGTGTTATGTTGTATAGTTCATCTACTAACGGTGCAGTGCTTGGTGCAGGTGCATCCTGTGGTTGGATGCTCGCACAGCTAGAAAGTAAAGTCGCCAACAGGAACAGTGATATTAGTCGTACTACCATTTGCATCCATAATTGTTAAATCTACGGTATCGTCGCTTTTGGTATAACTGATTGTTGTTCCCTCAAAAGTAACGGTGCCTGATGTTGAAGCATCTTCTCCGAACATACTGTCAACCAACTGCTTAGATAGTTGGGCATATATTCTAGACTCTACGTTTTTCATAAATTTAGAAAGGTTTGTATTTGCCTCATCTCGTATTCTTTGACGTTCAGCAGCTGCCTTCTTTTCTAAAATTGCTGTCTTTCTGGAAAACTCTTGGTTCTCTATTGTCAACATATGAGCACTATACCCATTTCCACTGAAAGCTGGTGATTTGAATGTGTGTGTCAATTGAATTGCGTGTGAGTTTACAGACAACAAACAAAGAAGAAAAAGTGAAACTCTAAACATCATCCTTCTCTGTCTGTTTTTTTGATTCTTGTATTTCTATGATAGTGTGTATTTTTTGGTCGAGTCGAATCATGTCGTTGTCCAACATTCTTACTCGATCAATCAATCCTATCAAAGTTCCCAGAGCTTTATCTAAACTTGGAAGAATGTTATTTGTAACAAACTTCCAAATATAGAAAATAAAATAACCCATGCCCATAGCAACAACTACGGGTATACCGTATTGATTTACTAATTCTACTACATTTGTTATATCCATAACTATTAGTCTTTTCTAGAATCGTCTTTCCCATCGGCAGCAGACATTCTTCGTGTATCGGGTTTTACTCCTAGCACATGACATACTAGAGCGTCTAACCTCACGATTTCATTATTAATAGTTTTTATACGGTTGTCTAAAGATGAAATCATACCATTTAAACTTTCAGCACTACTCACAACCGAATCAAGTATATACTTTAACAATAATATGATAAAAAACCCGCCGATAATGACGGCCGCGATAGAAAAGCCGAGGTCAGCGATTAAGCTAAACGCCTCCATGAGCTCTCCATCTGTTATATTACTACGAACTATTTAGGGGGATTTGTCTTGTAGTTGATGTAGTCGAACAAAATAATCTGCATCGACTAAGACTAGGGGTTTGGTGTTATTACGTTTTAGGACTACAATTGGTTCATAATCACCAGCATTTTCTTTTGCTTGTTCATACGATTTCCAAACGTTAACACTTTCTTGGTTTTTGCACTCGATTGATAGTGGGAACTTCTCTCTCGCAGCACGGGCCATGATGAGATCCTCACCACCCGCGCCCATGCTGCGAGATTCTATATCTTCTGGATGAATTTCTAATTTCTCAATAAGCAAATCACGAAACCATTGTTGAAGTCTACGTCCTTTTGCCTTCGCTGAGGAGGTTTTCACCACGAAACCCCCCATCTTTTTACACTACTCGTCTTCATCTTCCCAGTCAATTATCTCATCTTCAAAATCTGGATCGTCAATATCACTTTTACAAAATGGACAATACATTATTCTATAGTGATAATCATCCATATTATGTTTAATAGCAAATTCAGCCTCACAAGAGACACAGACTATGAGTTTCATTGAATCTCGCAGAAACCCGCTGCACAGGCTAATTCTTGTGCACCAATTGTCATATCAGTTTGCTCATACTCTGCAAGTTTCTCCCATTCAACAAGTTCAGGCATACTCTTCAAAAGCACTTCGTATTCTTGTTTAGTGCAATCCTGATAAGGTGCTTGTTTATATGTATGCTCTGCAAATGGAAGGAAACTGACGCCACTCATATATTTAAAGTTATCGTATACCCACGACCCAACTTGCAACCATTCCTCTTCTTTGACAGAGATGGTAACAGAAGGCTTATGTTCGCACCAGTTTTCTTGATAAACTTTCCATAGTTTCAACTGTTCGATAGCAGACATGTCTGTGCGAAACACTGCACCAGATTCAACCTTCATGGGAAAGGAAAACACTGATGTATGACTTGGATTCATCACATCATCTTCAACAGGAAATCCTTGGTCTACCATCATTTTTGTCAATGGGTCTTTCTTATCACCACGCACTGTGCGAATATAATAAGGATTGTGTCTTGCATGAATACCAGAAGCAGAGTCAGTCAACTGACTTACTGTGCCAGATGGTTTTACACAAGTCACAGCAACAGATTGATTGATACCCATCTTTTCAGCATATTCCTTGTTTGTTTCTACAGCAACATCTCTTAGTTTTTGTAATCTAATTTCTAGGCCACGAACCTTACCATTTGTGAGTTTACAATCCATAATACCTGTAAGGGAAACACCAAGCAATCTCTCTTCTTCACAGTTTCTTCTCCATGACTTAGAGACATACTTAAAGTTAACAAGTGTTGATTGGAATGTACCAAGAATAGTTGCAAGTCTTACCTTCTCCAAAAGAGTTTCCTCTGTATCGTGTGCACGTACCACAACCTCTGACAAATTACAGAACTGACGATTACGAAGAATAATTTCAGAACAAGGATTAGTGCCATATTCATGACCATCTACTTCACGCCTACCATTCTTTGATGCCATCCAATTAGCAGACTCTCTATTAAAGATACCACGTTCACCAGACTTGGAATCATAAAGAGCTTTCCACTCATCCATAAAAAGACCAATGTTTGGTTTTTCACTATAACACGCAGAGTTGTTTGCAAGTGCCCGCTGACCGTTCTCATTCCACCACTGACCAGTCTTGGCATGACGCATAAGGTCATCAGATAGGTTAGACAAACTAATCAGTGCAGAACGACGTACACCACCAACAACCACAACTTCTGCAATCTTACAGACTACATCGTGTGCTTCTATAGAATATAACTTACGTCCGCCTGCATTCTTAAAAATATTGACAGTAAAGTTAAATAGAGATTCAAGTGGTTCTGGACCACTAGCTCGTCCACCAAACGTCTTCAGCGGTGCACCAGCGGGTCTGATCTTACTTAAATCCCACCTTGGTATCTGTCCGACATATAACATACCAATAAGTTCTTTGAGTCCTTTAGCCCAACCCAACTTACTATCAGCCACTACAATAGTAGTATCTGACATATGAAACTCATCAGCAATTACAGGAAGTTGAGAAACAAATTGTTTTTCAACACTAAATCCAACACCAGTACCATTCATAAGAACATAGAGAATTTCATCAAATGCCTGTGGACGATCAACTGCCACATAGGAACAGTTATAACCCGCAATGTTCTCACGTTTAAGAGCTTCACCAGCGGTCATCATACAACGCATGGACGGCATAACACGCTGACTAAGAACTGCATTTTCTAGTTCATCTCTCAACTTCTTTGTGAGGTCGAAGTTGGCTGTTTCCTTTAGGTGCCCGGTAAAAAAATCAAAATATCTAGCAACTGTCTCATCCCAAGTTTCGCGACGTTCTTTATCGGGCAACCATCTAGAATAACGGGACAAGTGAATGAACTCTTGGTATGATGTTGGTAAATAATTACTAGGCATTTATCTTTCTCCATTCTGCTAGTTTTAGTTGTGCCTCTGCACCACTAAATGTATTGTTTTTTATGATTGTTTCTAAGTCTTGTTTAGTATACCCTGCAATAATCATATCATTAATATCTTTTTGTTTCACATGGTTTGGCCAGATGACAATTTTCTGACCTTGTTTTATTGTCTTCTCTATCTGTTTACAAATTTCTTTGTTTCGTGGTTCATTATCATATATGATAACTAACTCACCGTCTATCAATTTTTTAGAAAAGTCTGCCCCAGCAACTGCAATGCAATTGTCAAGGAACATACTATCTATCGGTCCTTCAACGACCAAGATTTTCTTAGTTTTATCTACTCTATTTAAACCATAAATCTTGTCTGCATTTTCATCCAATTTGACGGTAATATATCTAGGTTGTTCAGAACCAAAGGCTCTACCTTGATATGCGAATACCTCACCATTCTCATCCCTAAAAGGAATCAATAACCTTGGATGATCACAACTCGAAGGTGGAAATTTATTTTTTACTAAAAGGTTTGAAAATCCGTAAAAATCCGGGCATAAGAACAGGTCTGCACATCTCTCTTGAGGAATATTTCTCTTCTCAACCAATCCTCTCGCCGGGTGAGACTTGGGTAGTTCTGAAATCGATTTGAGGTTTTTGAAAATATTCTTCTTAGGAAAGACAGGTGCATTGAATTTAAACTCCGGTTCTGGATTGTTAGTTTTAACGCCTTTTCGGTAACGTTCCATTATATAGTCATCGTAAACTTTTGAGTTTACGTGTTTAATAAGATTTCCCAATGTTGCTCCAGCACCACAGTTGTGACATTTGAAAAACAAATCGTTCTTTTTACGGTAAACGAATCCTCTGGCTTTTGTGCGAGACTTCTGTGAATCTCCACAATATGGACAACGAAAGTTCCACAAGTTCTCCCCTTTCTTTTTAAAAAGTGGAAGTTGTGTGCTTAGTATATTAAGGTATTTTGTATCGATATAAGACATTCAGGTATGATATCATATCTATCACAGAATGTCAAGTTCTAAGATTTTGTTGAGCACAAACCCAGCAATAATTGAAGCGCCAATAAGAACGTGACGCCATCTTTCTAAAATACCAACTCTGTCTCTGAGTTCATCACGTATGGCCTGAATTTCTTTATTCTGTTCTGCGTGTTGTGCAGCTGCAGCCACCATGATTTCTTTGGTATTAGTAGTTACTCTTGAATGAAGTTCAGAGATTTGTTTCAATAACTCTGAACGACGTGTTTCTATTTGTTGCTCTGCCTCTACAATTGCTTCTTCTTGTCTTGCAAGTTTTTCTTCATGTACGGCAAGCATACGATGAATGGAATTAGATACATCAGTTAGTTTCTCTATAGCGACATCTAGTCTATCATGGATTTTTCTTTGATCTTCTAGTTCCTTTTTAAGAAGTTGAACCTGTGTTTCCAACTCAGCCATGTTAGTCTTTCTTAACGATTGAAATTAAACCCCAAACAATAGCGGCATACGCCAACCATTTTACAAAAGGGCCACCTAAAACTATAACAGCGCCTAACACGATAAGACTTGCGCCTGACCATGAAGACATTTCTTTGACTCTATCTTTTAACCAGCTCATTTAAATCTCCTCGTCTGTAACAGTGGATCTTGTTGTATTGTTATCTATGCAATGTTGTGCAAAAACTGCACGATCTGCCACAATGACTGAATCAACAACAAATTCATTTTTATTTGCTTCTGTATCAAAAATTCTAGTTTTGAACTTTGTTAACGTATCTTCAGACAGGGTTATTGAAAAACTAACAGATTTCCCTGTATCCTCATACGTTGTTTTAATGTGAGCAATAGTATCATCCGAAACCACATAAAAATCTGTATCTGTATTCGGACGAACTTCTTTAGTAGTTCTTTGCCACGCCATAATCGTTCCTCTCATTTACCGTCATTTTTTTCTCCATTAACTTTATTTATTTATCGTCTTGAGAATTTAAGTTTTCTAATTGTACCACTCTTTCTTCTAGGTTGTCCAGTTTTTTTGCAACATTTGGATACTTCTTTCTCCATGCCTCTTCTTCAGCAAGAATCTTTATATTTAATTTCTTTGCTGCCCATGTAGACAACCCATCAACTTTTGCATAAGTCCAAATTCCAAGTTTTGTATCTGCAAACCAACTATTTGTAGCTTGCCCAAGTATGGCTCCTGCAATTGCTTGTACTGCCCAAAACCACATTTAATCAGGTGTCCCCACACAACAAGGACATTCATCATCTGGAGCACAAAGACAAGGATTGCATGTGCAATATGGATTTTCGCAAAGTTCATTTTCACAAATATGATAATCGGTTACCTTTTTCATTTTTGATCTCCTTTTAAATAATTTTGTGTTTGAAAACATTTGTAAATATGTTGTAATTATTATTCCTGTCATGATTCATCAGCAGAAGCAGGCCATCTCCCAAATGCTCTTACCGCCCAATAGGCAGGATAGATTTTATATTTTCTTACAGAAGGTTGTGCACTCTGCATACCCCACAAAAAAATCTTATCTGAAAGTTTTCTTGCCTTTTTCCAAGTTTTTTTGTTCATGTTCTTAGAATGATAATAAGAACGCAAACTTGCATAAAGATGGTCATGAATAACCGCTGCACGAGCAACGTCCCAAGGAGAAATGATTCCCCACACTGCTCTAGGGACAGATGCCAAGTCAGTCTTCATTCCAACATCACAAGTTATTCTTCCTGTGTCTGCTATGTTGACACCAATCTCTTTGAGAATCTCTATATCATCTATTGACAATAGATGTGTTTTGAAAGATAATTGTTTTTCTAATTTCCATGTTTTGGGAGGTGTGAACTCTGCACTAATTTTAGCATTAAAATTACCCATTGTCATTCTTGATTTTCCTTTTCTTGATTAGGAGTCACAGCCTTCTCATAGTAAATAATTATCTCCTTCTGCTGTTGTAAATATCTTTTTATCTCTGCCATATTCAATGCCAGAGTTTCATAGTCTCTTACACTTAAAACATAACCAACCAAGTCTCCATTTTCTTTGATGAATTTGTTTTTAAATTCTTCAAAGTTCTGCTCAGTAACAACATAAAAATGTATATCATTTAATCGAACAGGACTCGGCCGAGTCTGTAAAGGAATCTTTCTCTCAACCTCTACTGTTTTAACTTCTACAGGGAGAACAGATCTCCAACTACTACAACCACTACTGAGTAGAAGTGCTGGAATCAGGAGACTCAATAACAGTAAGTTCTTCCAACGATTTAAAAAGTTTGTTTGTTCCATTGTTTATTCTTTTCTCTATTAGTCCTGGCTTTTGCATACTTAACTTGGCCAAATCATGTTTACGCAACTTACCAATGAGAACATCTTTATATTCATTTGCTTTGTCTAATTTAGACTGTAGTTCTATATTTAGTTCTTCAAACTTTTGTTGGTCTTTAACCAACACATTGATAGTATTGTCCTGTTCCTTCGTTACTGCCTCTAATCTTGCACTATTTTCTGTGAGAGTTTGAATTCGTGATTGTGTGTCTTTGTAGTAGTAATAACCACCATACACAACACCACCAACTAAACCAACAACAATTATGAGAATATAAATTTTTAACATTGTATTTCCTATCCGTTATCAAACTGAAATGCGTTCCACCCCAGGCCAGAAAGAGTAATACCGTGAGATGCAAGAACTGCGATTGGATCTGAAGTAGCATCCTCATATAGAATATTATCATTTGCATCAGCTGCCGTATCAAGAACAAGATTGTCTCCAGCATTTGAACTAGAACCATCTGTGCCATTTAGTATGATCGCAATTTCAAGTTTTGATGATGTAGCAGCATTTCCAGTTGTATCTTGATTGCCCGAAGTATTGACGCCAGGCAAGTTAATGTTTGCACTACCATCAAATGAAACACCACCAATAGTTCTTGCTGTGGTCAGTGTTGCAGCACTGCCTGTTGTATTTTGATTACCAGCGGTATTTACACCCGGCAAGTTAATATTAGCTGTACCATCAAAAGACACACCACCAATAGTTCTTGCAGTCTCTAATGCGGTAGCGGTAGCAGCATTACCAGTTGTATCCTGATTGAGAGTTCCTACTACAAGATCAATGGTTCCGTCACTATCCTGATAAGTTACTGTGATACCTGTTTCTGTGTTAGAACCAAACATGGCTCCAACTGTGTCTTGAATAACCTCACTAAGATCAATGTTAGCAGTACCATCAAAAGATACACCATGAATAGTTCTAGCAGTTTCTAATGCGGTAGCAGTTGCTGCATTTCCTGTGGTATCCTGATTAAGAGTGCCAATTACAAAATCTAAAGTATTATCACTATCTTGATAACTTACGGTTATTCCTGTTTCAGTGTTGGAACTAACCATTGCCCCAACGGTATCAGCAATAAATTCACCTAGAGCAGTTCCATCAACCGTAATTGCATCTGCTTCTAAAGTACCATCAATATCTGCATTACCAGAAATGTCTAACGTGACCGCATCTAATTCACCAGCCACAGTCAACACACCGTCAGCAACAGTCATCAGATCAGTATCATCACCGTGTCCTATTGTTGCACCATTGATAACAACATTATCAACAGTCAACGCAGTCAGTGTGCCAAGTGAAGTTATATTACCTTGTGCGGCAGTTGTGAGTGTAACATCTGCAATATATGTCTTAATTCTTGATGCTGCTGTTTTTCTATTTGTACCTCCTGCACCATCATCAACAATAAATAGGTCGGCATCAGCAATCGCAGCACCAATATCTGTGCCACCATCAATATCCAAGTCTGTTATTGCAGAAGAACCGCTACCAGAAGCAGCTGCACCTATCCATTTACCAGCAGAGGAACTATATTTAAGAAACTTACCATCTACTTTTGCAGTAGAACTCTGAACATCATCTAAAAATTCTAAACGAACTTCACCAGAACCAGCACCAGCAAACCCTTGTTTTGATATATGATTTTGAACGTGAGTTTTGAACTTATCAAACTCTATCTTCAACTCCAAGAAAGGATCGATTTGTTCTTTAACTTCAGAGGGACTGGTTTTCTTAATAATCTCAACACTATTGCTAACAATACTATGTTCTTCTATTTCTGGAACGGAAATTGTTTCAACAACAGGTTCTGGTTCCAGTTCAATTACAGGTTCTGGTTCTATTTCAACAACAGGTTCAGATTTGATTTCAGTGACAATCTTTGGTGGGCCTTCCTCAACAAAGGAAGTCATTAGTTCAGTTATAGAATCTACTTTTTTCTGTTGAACTACAGATGATTTTTTTGATTCTTCAAGAGTGTTAGATAACTGTGCAAACAAAGATGAGAGTTCATTAGTTGGATCTTCAATCTTTTCTTTAATATTTTGACGAGCAGCTTGTTCTTTTTTACGAGTTGCCTCTTTCTCTTCAGATAGAACACTAAAGAAGTCTTCTAGTTCAGATTTTTTATTTTTGTTTGACATTTCTCAACCACTGTTAGTTTATTACCATATTTATATGTCAAACTAATCTATCACATCAACCAGGACACCAAACTCCATCTCTCACCCTTTGTGACAGGTTTTACTTCATGAGGAAACATGAAGTTGGATGGAAATATAATACCAGAACCAGCCTTAGTTTCATAGGTAGTATCAGCAACAATAAATTCACCACCTTCGTAATCATCATTTATAAACAACAAAACTGTGACCTGTGGATATCCATATCGTTGGCCATGAGAATGATGAATATTATCATGATGAAGAGACATGAAACCACCGACTCCATATCTATTAATACGAAAATCAGTATGATGAATACATGAAAACCTTTCATGCTCTAACGCATACAGTCGCATGATTTCCAGAACAGAATCTTTTATTCTAGGGTATGGACGATTTAAATCACTCATCCAAACCTCATCCATCACGACTCTGTTTTGACTATTTGAGTTTACACCGTCATCATTGGAGTATGTTGATTCTTTCCAACTCCAAGGATATCTTAAAATCTCTTCACATAAATCAGCAGGTATTACGTTCTCATAATACCCAATCCACTTATTCAACATTATTTCTTATCTTTAAATTTGGAAAAAGTTTCAACCTTCTTCTTTGTTTTCTTCTTCTTGTTTACCTGAGCATATAAACGACGATAATCTGGAATATCACCCAAGTCTGCAACAGGAAAAATATGTCCAGCAGAAGGACCGACACCTACATATTCTTTAAAACGTTTCATTCTACTCTCCGACACCTGTTATGGTAACTTTTTTCTCAGGATTCCAAGAGTTTTGAATCCGTCTTCTTTGGCTAAAATTGAATCATAACCACACAATTCTAAGAACGTAGCAAAATCTTTACTGTCATACCAAAACTTATCAACTGTTTGAACTTTATCTCCAAAAGTTTTTTTCAATCTCATATAAACTGGTTTCAATTTTTCTAAATCTGTGCTTTTAGACCTTTGTTTCATAATCAAGTTTAACAGTTCTGTTATTTTCATTCTCTTTTCTGAATTTCCTACATCAAAGGTATTAGTAGGATTATAATCAATTGAATCTACTTTTGCATTTTTACGGTAATAGGCATAACCATCTGCGACCTTTTTATCGTATGAGAACCAAACTATTGGCTTCTTACCATAAAGAGTATCATCCTTATCAAATCCTCTATACAATTTTTTTTCATAAAATTGTTTAAAGCGTTTCATTATCGTGCTCTTTTTGCTCTCATCGCTTCTAAACGTTCACGATGTTGTTTGTATGCTTTGGTTCTACCGTCAATAAGAGCCATCTTTTTCTTTTTCTTTTTGGGGTCAACACCGGGCTCTCCACTACCAGGATAATCAGGATGGTCCACACCTAGTCCAGCGATAGCACCACCACCGGCAGCATTGGCAGGAGCGTCTTCTTCGATTTCCTGTCCTGTGTAGACATTTACCTCTTTCCAGATTTGTTTAATTGTTTTCATTGTTCCAAATCCTCTAATCCTACATAGATTTTTTCTTGTGACTTTAAATGTATAACAGGAAAAATTTCAACACCCAACACGGTATCCACTGGTGCCTCATCGTCATACACGACAACTTTGTCACCCTCCTTTGCAGTTAACTCTTCTTCTTCTGTGTTTAGAATGTCATTCGTTAAAGTGTATTCACCTTTGGGAAGAACTTCACCAAAACCAACAACCTGTTCAGATATGTTGTTATCTACTTCGTAACCTTCCTCTGCTAAATACTTTATAAATTGTTTTTCAAAAATATCTGGGTCATCCACAGATTCTTTGAACGTGTCTTTGAGAAGAAATAGGGCAGCAGCATAGGTTCCCAACTTAGTTCTGAGACCAGGAACTTTTGCAAAAATTCTTTTGATGTTAAACACAAGTTTATGAAGAACAGTATATGCAGCCTTCTCCTCACTTGTCGAAAGAGGTTTAGGTCTTGTTCTTTGAACTATGCCTACTCTTTTCGGTTCTGTGACCATCACACGATGGCCGTTTTCATCTATAATACCCAACCGATAGGCATCAGTTTTCTCAAATGGTGTAACCAATAGTTTTATAAAACGATATGTTACAAATAAGTCTATCGCTCTACCCATTTAATCTCTCCAGTGTCTCTGACACATAATTATCCTTAGAAACATTTATCTCATCCTCTCTAGCCACGTTCAGGAACACTAAGAAGGATTTCAATGCACTCCAATATTCAGGCTGAATCTTAAATAGAAGCAGAGTAACAGATGCATCTGGTCCAAATAGATTGTTAATCACAATTATGTGATTTAGTAACAATCTCTCTTTAAGAACGCCAGTTTCATGATACTTTTTAAGTAGTCTCTTGATATACTTAAAACGTTTCATGTCATCATGAAATTCATCTTCACTTTCACAGTGCGGATTGTCATAATGTTTAATCGCAAACATATTGACATTTGCACTCGTTATTTTCTCATACATTAGCTAATACGAGCACGGATCCTACATTGATTAGTCTCTGTCATTTCATAATTAACGTTTAGACTTAGACCGCCTTCAATGTTGTTACTGATTCCATCATCCTGTAAAAATTCATCATGTGGTGTATCCACATCTTTACCAAATCTACCACCAAAAAGTGTAAGGGGCAAACTAAAGTCACCACTCATTTCATTCATTGGTGGATATTTGTCAAAGGTCAAACCAATCTTCATCAAAGAATTACGCATCAACTCAAGTCTGTGATAAGGGTCGAATTGGTCATCTTCGAAGATTCTTCCAACAACAGCGTTGAGTTTTTTAATAACCTCATCATTGAGATATCCGTTTGAAGGATTTCTACCATAAGTAGGTTCATTAGGAATTTCAGGTTGGCCCTCAACAATAAATTTTTTAAACGGTTTCATTTTTTTCTCCATCAACTGGGATACTTTCTCTAATCTGTTCTTCTAGAAACATTGGTTCAACTTTTTCTGTTTTATGATTAACAATAAATACCTTTCCAGTATTCTCATCATTAACAACAGTCCTGTCACCGTGTGCCAAGAGTGTTTCATTATCACTACCAGATTGTATTTTATTAATTTCTTGTAAAGTTTGCATAACTGTCCCTCTTTAGATACTATTTATAATAACCAAAAATAAACATAAAAAAAGGAGAGGAGCAAAACCCCTCTCCTTCCCGAGACATTACTGACTAATCAGTATTACCTATTAGGCAACATCGATAAGGTCAGCAGGAATGTCAGCACCAACATCAGCAAAACCGATGATAGCCCAATGAGCACCCGTCCACATCAACATGGCGGTGTCGCCGTCGTCAACGAAGTTGAGGTCAGCATAACCCAGACGGTCAGCAGGTGTGCAAACTGTAGCACCACCATCCGTATCGTGGATGATGATCTTGATCTGGCCCTGAACGGTGCCGTCAGCAAGAGTCGTGGCATTCGAGCCAGCAGTCTGAAGCAGAGTGACAGCAGTCGCAACCGAAATCGCAGTCTGTGTGCCATCAGAGATATCTTCAATCGAGTTAGAGAACCCAATGAAGGAAGGAAGGTTATTGATGAAGTTCGTCACCGAAACCTTTTTGTTGATAGGCGTACCTGTCGGATCGTCAACAACGTGAAGCAAATCCGCACCAGCAACACCAGTGGAAAGATCGGTCAAAGCCGTAATTTTCTTGTCAGCCATTTTTTTAGCTCCTTATTTAAACCCCTTGCCAAATTGCATTTAGAGGAATGTTACTGAAGGTATGAACGCATCATCCTTCATCACTTGAGACAGAAGATTCTGGCTCATCATCACTAATTCTTTGTAGAAAATCATCACACTGCTGTACTGCACCTGTAAGTGCATTCTGCAATGCGACGGTTTCCAATTTTTGTTTTTCTAGTTCCATCAATTTTCCTTGAACTGTATTCAAATCAACCATCAACGCATCTCTGCGTTGCATAATATCGTCTTTTGTTAGCATGTATTCACCTCACTATTTATAAAAAACAACTAATATTTACATTTATTTATAAAACTTTTTTAAGACGCAGCAACTGTTACTCCATTCAGTACGGAAGCAGAACCTGTCGAGGAACCAGCCTGACTGTACACAGCGATGTCACTGGTGTAATCTTCAGCAAGAACACCTTCGTTTGCATTTGTAGAAGACCCATCAGTTCCGTTAAGAATGATTTTGTCCTCACCTTGATCATCACTTGCACCGTCTTCCAACAGACCAACATAAACCTCAGAGTCACCACCCGTAAATGTCAGGTCAGTGATATCAGCCGTTCCTGTCGCACCAGCAATTGTGAAGTTCACTGCTTCCATGTGAATTTCATCACCAGCGTTAGCAGCGGTATCCTGTACCAGTTTGTCGCCAGGTACATCTCTTGCACCCTCTTCGAGCATAAGTCCAAGCATTGAACCACCGTCCTCTTCAGCGATATCTGCTGTACCGTTAAACACGATTGCAGCTTGTCCCTCTGGCGCAGTATCACCAACACCGGCACCATTGAACGCAAGGAAACCAGCTGCAGCATTAGTCTGAACTGTTCCTCTAAAGGTGATTTGGTTAGTACCAGTGCCAGAGTAATATTGACATGCAACTGTGCTGTCCTCAACCATATCTGTTACACCCAAACGAGACAGTAGAATGTATGCCTTATTGGTGACAGTCTGGTTAGCAGACCATGCAGCAGATGTAACATCAACCGCTTCGTCAAATGTAATCGTAATATCGAATGTTCCTGTATCTGCAACCTCACCCTCGGTAAACCCGATAGAGATTGGCGTGGCAGAACCAAAAACATCAGCCAGATTTCGAATGCAAACTAGAACTTCTGGTTGTGCATTTGCATTATCATTGCCAGAGTTGGCATGGCCAGGCGAAAGGGCCCAACCCCCAGATGTGGCAATGGCGTCTTGTCGTGCACCGGATGATCCTTGAGCATTTGAATCAATTGGTAGGAACTTGGGACGACTTTCTGCCGTTGTGCTCTTTCCCCATAAACCCATTTTATTTCTCCTGTTTATCTCTATTTATGTTATTTAGAATCTGTAGATGGTTTCAGATTGATAACATCAGAAGTTTTTCCTGTCATCGTCTTACCACCCTTTCCAGTGTCTTTGTTTTCAGTCCTTCTCTTGTCACCTTCGGCAACTCTTCTACGCATACCTTCTTTTGTGACATACTCTTCCAACTCATCACCAGCTTTTCCCCACACTTTTGCAAGTGCTTCTCTCATGGACTCAACTTTGAAGTTCTGAAAATCTGTGACATCTTGGCCAGGGGTGATAGACTGAGTGTGTTTACGATACTCATCTGTACCCATCTCATAAGATTCTTCAAACTCTTCACCAGTTTGTGCAGCCTTTTTAACTCTGGCCCCAACTTTACTTGCTGTATCTTTTACCTTTTTCCCTACACTAATTGCTTTGGAAACTCCTGTCTTATCCATCACTTTTTGTCCTGCTTTTTTCGCAACAGATTTAGCGGCACGTCCAACAGCTTTAGCACCAGCTTTTGCCAGGTTACCAACTACATCTTCTTTTACTTTATCTTTTTTTTTATGATTGTGATGCATTTCAGAATGTGTCACTTTGAGTTCATTGATAGCAACACCTTTTTCAAGACCATGCTCAAACATCACATCATACCAACCAATGTTTCCTTCTTCATCAGGTTCATCGTGCATTGTAGGGATACACTCGCCATTGCCCCATTCTTCATGCACAACATTCTTTGCACAAAGATGCTGAGAGTTTGCGGCATTCGGTGAATCTTCTAATCCCTCTTCTTGATCTCCTTTCCAGTTTTTATCAATGTAGTTATAAAATTCTTTTTCCTTGTCTCCCTTCAATTCTGCTGGAGAGCTCACACCAAATTTTTTCATAGCATCATTAAAGAATTTTTTGTATTCCTCTTTACCGCCAGACTTAGCCGAATCGGCATGAGGATCATCATCTTCATTCTGTATAGATTTCTTAATACCTTCTTTACGAAGACGTGCCGCTTCTAATCTTGCACGATGTTCTTTGTATGCTTTGGTTCTACCATCCATACGAAAATCTTCTTCAATAGCAGCCTCTTTCCAAATCTCCAAAACAGATTCTTCAAGGCTGCCTTGTTTTGTATTTAAATATTTATCCACAATCTGTTCTCCTATTTTTTCTGTATCATCTTAAATGCTAGATTAGCAAGTTTGGTGATGGGTAAATTCTCCATCCTCTTCTTGTTTGCATCATTTACCTTGTCATAGATTTGCGAAATAGCAGATGCTGTAAACATATCAACTAAAACACCATCAATCTTCATTGCTTGTTTCTCGGAAGCAATCTTTTTTACTTTATCAATAACACTCTCATCAAGTTCAGTTTCTTCTGCTTGAACATAACCTTTCTTCTTGTACTTCGGCCAATCCTTTTCATCAATTTTAATTACCTCTTGAGTTTTTGGATCAGCCACTAAAATCTTCTTTTCATCAAGTTCAACTTCTTCTTTGATTTTATAAGAAGATACTTCTTGCAGAGCCTCTCTCATTGTTTTTTTATACATTGTCATGAGTTTATCCTTTCATTAAGTCTGTGACACTTTTACCCTTTTCCCAAAATTTACAAGACCAATATCTTGCTTTCCACTTTGGGCCGGGATTGTCACAATTATGCCGGGCCCTGAAATTTTTTCTATTTTCGGGATCATCTCTTTTGATTTCCATATTAGGATCACCGAAATTAACCTTTACAATATTACCTTTATCATTCTTTACATATACGTGAAACTTAGATGCGGAACCTTTAGGTGACCGTGTAGGATTATTTAGTGTAACAGTTTTGCCTTGATACTCTGCTTCGCTTATTACCT